ATCATCACCGATATTGACGGGACTATCCTTGAAAAAGGATTCCCGGTCGATGCGGTTATCAGCTACATTGTTGGGCATGGCGCAGACGTGATCGTCTTGACCAATCGCCCTGACTCTGACCGGGTTGATACAGAAAAGCAGCTTGCTGATGCCGGGCTTGCTTATTCTGTTCTTTTGATGAACCCAGGGAGCGACCCGGCTTCTGTATTTAAGAAATCAAGCGTTCAAGATTTGATCGACAATGGGATTGAGCCGATGGAGTTTATTGATGACTCTCTGGCTAATAGGAACGCTGTCAAAAGTCTTGGGATCAAGGTTACAGACCCAGCTGACATCATTAAAAAAGCCGACCGAGGAGAGCATCCGGAGACCCAATCGCTTGACTGCCGCGTAGGTTCAATCCTAAAGCAGATGACCCTAGAACAATCCCTCAAGGCGCTCAAGGCGGCTTTCACCAGCAAGACCGGCGAAGCTGAAGCGATGTCTAAGGAAATGGCTGATCTCAAGGCCAGCAATATTTCCCTGAAGGAACAGCTGAAGGCCGCGTCCTCGTTTATGGAAGCTGCCAAGGTTGTTGAAGCGCAGCGTGACGAGGCCATCGCTAAGATCGAGGAGATTACCAAGTCCCTCGCTGTTGCTGAAGCCACTAAGGTTGAAGCCGTGAAGCAGATCGAGACTGCCGGCAAGAAGGCCGCGTCCATCGCTGCCTCTGTCGGAGTCACCCCGGTCGAGATCAGCGCCGCTGATAGCGCTGTCAGCAAGACCCCCGAGGAAGTCTGGAACGAATACCTAGCCATCAAGAACCCGGCTGAGAAGCTGGCCTTTTACAACAAGAACCGGGCCAGCATCGTTGCTCACCTGGGAGTCAAATAATTTCCCCAAACCCAATCTCTAACCCCCCAATATGTCCAACTCAGTCCTCAATCAGGGCCTTGCCCCGCAGTTCGTCGCAGCCGAAACGCTCCGCACGCTCGTCCCGGTTCTCGCCCCTCTCAACAAGATCGTGACCACCGACTTCAGCGCTTACGTCGCTGAAAAGGGCCAGGTCGTCCACACCCGTTACGCTGATGCCTTCACCGCATCGACGTACAACCGCGCCACCGGTTTCGTTCCTGAGGATGCCGTCTCCCATGACGTTGCTATCACCCTCTCGGATCATAACTACGTTGCCACCTCGTTCACCGATACCGAAGTTGCTACGATCTCGCTGGATATGCTCCGCCGAGTCTTCATCGCTCCGATGGCTAATGCGACTGTGAAGTCCCTGTTCGATGGCGTTCTCGCTCAGACGACTGTCGCCAACTACGCTGGCGTCGCCTATACCGGCACCGCTGCCAACTTCAACCGCATCGCTGTCGCTGCTGCTAACCAGAAGGCGACGAAGGCGAACCTTCCTTTCGAGGGTCGCTCGATGCTCCTCTCCCCGGATGCTTTCGGTCAGCTCCTCCAGGACCCGTCCGTTGCTCAGTACCTGTCGATCGGCGACACCTCTGTCATCCGCGATGGTAAAGTCGGCCGCCTCCACAGCATCGATATCTACGAATATAACGGCTTCAGCGCTGCTCCTGCCGGTCAGAACCTCAATGGTATCCTGAGCTGCAAGGAAGGCCACGTCATCGTCACCCGCGTCCCGGCTGCTCCGACGACCGGCGGTGGCGAACAGATCACGGTGCAGGACCCGGACAGCGGTTTCGCTTTCTCGCTGCGCTCCTGGTACGATTGGACGAAGGGTCTCTCCAACCTCTCGTCTTCTTGGATCATCGGCCAGAGCGTCGGCAACCCGAACGGCGCTCTCCGCGTCGTCATCACCGATCTCTAATCCTCGTCTGCCAAGAGCAGAATGAGTTGAGGCCACCCTACGGGGTGGCCTCTTTCGTTTGGCGATGCTCTCAACGAGCGTAAACAAAAAGCCCCCATCGCTGGGGGCTGGCTGTGCGATGGCTGTATGGTTACCAGCCCATCTTCTTGAGCAACGCTTTGTTGGCTGCGTCTCGCTCTGCTTGCTGCTTGGCCTCTTGCTTGCGGTTCGCCATATCGATCAGAGCGTTCTGCTCATCGATGGAGAGGACGCGGATGGCATCTGCCTTGGCTCGTTTCCATTTGGCTTCTGCCTTTAGGAATTCGGCTCTGGCGAGAAGGAACGCTTTGCCAGCGATTACCTTCTGATGCTTGATGACTGCTTCTGGGCTGATGGGATCGTTCATGGGTTTGGGTTAGGTTAGGATTAGAGGGAAGGGGTGGCTTTGATGAGACCAAGGGTCTCTGCCTTCTGGCGACACTTCTTGCAGGAGATCATCTCAAGAGAGACTCCAATATTGATGGCTCGATGGGAGCGCAGTCCCTTACAGAAAGCGTCGAGCCGGGTAGAGCTCGGCAGAGCCAGGTGGATATGCTTACCGCCGGCGATCTTCACAGCGATGGGGGAGGAGGAGGGAGCGTTCATGGGTTTGGATTACTCCCCCAATGTGACACATCCTTGGACTGACACAAGCAGATAAATTCACCCCACCCGGCAGCATCGTCTATATATAGGGGGTCTAGCCGGGGGTAGGCAGGGGGCGCAGAAAGGTGAATTTATATTCTTGCCAGACCCCCAGGGGTGGCTGATGATCCCCTCGTACCCAATCCCATGAACGCTCCCAAGACCCCTGAACAGATCAAATCCCTCGTTCGCAGCATCGTTGCTAGAAAGAACGCTCATCGCAAAGCTCAAGCAGAATTCCGGGTGGCTGACGCTGCCTTGGCTGATGATCGTTTTCTGGACAGCGAGGAAATCAGCGAATTGCGTCGAGCGTTGGAAATTGCTAGGGGTAAGATGGAAAACGCTGCTGAAGCAGTAGAAACTGCAAACGCTCGTCTGCGTTCTTAATACCCAGCCAGCCAGCCAAACGCAGACCCCCAGCGATGGGGGTCTTTTGTTTAGGGAGGGTCTCTGACCCCTCTCATTGGCCTCTGGAGGCCTTTTGACTCCCTCGTAGGGGCATGGGAAGCATCCAAGACGAATGGGCATCTGACGCGGCTGCGATCCTCGCAGAAATCCCCAAAGCCGTGACTGTACGCCAGGGGACCGGGGTGGTCACCCCCTTCAACGTGCTGATGAGCGCTCCTATGGTTCAGCAAGACTTGGAGACCGGTGGCTTCCTCAATTCTACCAGCTACGACGTTAAATTCCTCAAGGTAGACTCTGACGCTCACCCCGGCGTTGTCGCCTATGGCAACCTGATGACGTACAACGGGGGAGTCTTCCGTATCGTCGCCATCAATGATCGTCCTCCCTCGGCTTGGATCATCGTCCGGGTCCAGAGCAAGGCCGGCCCGGCCTGATGGGAGTCACCGCGAGAAAGGGGGTTGAGGTTGATGACTCAGCTCTGATGGGTCATCTCCATGACTATGCGCTGGTCTTGGGCAAGGATATGGCAGAGGTAATCCGCGAGCAATCCGGGCTATTCTGTCAGGATATGATCAAGTATTCCCGGCCTTTTGCCGGCAAGTCCCCTGGCTCCGGGGACAAGAAAACCGCCAAAGATGCCGGGGATAACAACGTGAAGCGCTCAATCCGTAAGGTTTTCAGGTCCGTAGACCAAGCCGACCCGGAGATGATTGCATCCCTGGGGCGCTACGATGTCTTCAAGATGTGGACAAAGCGCAAGGGGGAGACAGTCCAGGGTAAAGGCAAAGCAGCACGCTGGGAACGCTTCAGGGAGAAGTACGGAAAGGGTACGAGCTACGCTTTCATCCCAGCCGGCGATCTTAACCTGATGGGTCAGATCCATAAAAAGCATCGTATCGACGGAGGCCGCGGGTCTCTCTCCCCGGCTGCCAGAAGCGCAAAGCGTCCTTTTGCCATCGTAGCCAAGGACAAAGATATTGAGCGCTATACCAAGCAAGTCCAGAAGGACGTAGGTTTCTTGAAGTCTGCCTATTATCACGCTGCTATGCTCGTCCGGTCTAAATGCGCCGGGGCCTCCTGGGTGAAACATTCTGAAGGCAAAGCTAACGCATTTGCCAAGGATGAAGGCCAGAAGCCGAAGCAGCCAGAGATGACTG